TTGCCTGCGTAGTTCAGGTAGAGGGATCGTCTCCGCGAGTAGGGAAGAATCAGCATACCGTTGTGAAAATTCTTGATATGTGAACGAACGGTGGCGCAGCACTTGAGCTGCCACACCCCTAGTAGTATTGATTTCGAGAGTCATATATGCCTGCTCAAAGATGCTCCAATGCTGGTGCTTCACACAATACTTAAGAAGACCAGAGAACTTTTCATTCTCCTGGTTATTTGGATTCGACACACGGGCACAATAAGCCATGTGCTTTTCAGCATCAGGAGTGACACTGATAAGTTTAGTCGGGGTATCCGTCATCGTCATTAAAAACTTCGTCGTAACTATCGGCAGGGAGTGGGACATCATAATATCCCTCTTCTGGTTTGTATGCATCTACATCAGAGTACACCTCTGACTTCAGACATTCTACCAGAGATTCAAGATTTCTTACAATCAGTTTAAGTCTCTCTTTATCCATAAAAAAATGGGAGGTCTCCCTCCCATTCTATCAATATTTAATTTGTAAGTCAATCACTTAGTATAAGTATGACCACGATAAGTGAACTTGCCGTGGACTTCACTTGGCTTGACCTTGGTAACCTTGGTCTCAATACCACGATAGGTGGTCATATGAATTTGTGCGTCATGAAGTGCAGATGCTTTTTCAATCTGCTTTTTGATGAGAGTGAGTGTGTTCATGAGTCTCCTGAAGTAAGGGATTTTTAGCCCCGTTCCTTCAGTCGTTTGCGTCCGTCTAAGACGGATGAACGATCCGTTCCGCGACTTACTTGCGTCCCACGTGGGATGAACGTAGGGTCATTATAGACCCATTAATTTATATAGTCAAGCAGTTTTGTATAACGTGTTACAAAAACATTCCTTTTTTGTTCATGTAGTTCATTGTCTCTTTCAAGGTCCCTCTGAACATACCAATAGAAATCATAGGATATTCTACCTCATCACCAAACTCATCTCTAAATTGCCCCTCAGTAAAATGTTTACCACGTTCGTAAACGACAACCTCGTCAAGATGCACTGATTTCATGAGAGATGCTGCTCTATCACACTCTTGGTTGCCGTTAGAATAAATTGATACTTGCATTACTTATCTCTCCATTCGTCGATTTGTTCTTGAGTAGGGACAATGATTCGGAAGGCAAGACCCTCCTCCTCAAACTCTTCGTTCATTTTTTCATATGTCTCAGGTGTGATCTTTTCAGTCACGTTGCCTCCAGTCATCAGTTTTTTCTCTACTAAACCAGTCAACAATTTCATCTGCACTTTGGAATCCTGTTCTATGATTAGATGGATCAGGATCCCCAAGGTCCATCTGATTCATAAAATCATCAAGACCACCCTCTTGCATATCAGGATTGCTTGCTTTTCTACGTGCTTTCCTAAGTATGGATGCTGCACTCTGATTTGACTTTGCTAATTTATTTGCCCAGATCATGTCATCCAAACTGACCTCTTCACCTAAAACAATCTTTTCACAGATTGCTTCAAGACGCAAACGATATTGGGTAGATAGCATACAAACTTACCTGCTGAGTTATTTATTTTAAGGGTCTTCCGTGTTTGTCTACTAACCCTAACTTTTTAATTTGCGAAAGGTTAGACTTCTCACCTTTTTTAATTTTCTTATATTCCTTAATAAGTTTGTCTACTTCTGCTTTAGAGACATTTACTTTCAATTCATTTTCATCATCTGATGAAACAAAACCAATCCCACTTTTTTTAGAATATTCTTTCATATCGACGTAATCATTAATTACATCCTGAATTTCATCACGGATCAGTTCATTAATCTGATCCCTAAGATCATCATCATTATTCATTTTCTTTTTTTATCTGGTTTTGATTTAATACCCCAAAGTTTTGGATTAATAGTTCCGTATCCAAAATCAATTTTTTTTACAGCACCTTTGCCGTACTTATCATAGTACATATCAAATAACTTTGAAGTTTTAGCACACCGTGTAAGATCAATGTACTCAGTACCACTTTCAACGTACCAAATTAACTTAGCATCAGTAGGAAAAGACTTGTCGTTTGCTGCATCTAGTGTTGTTTTTTCAAGAAGAATTTGGCATCCATAATCAGTGGGATTGACAGGATTGATATCTTGACCAAATTCTGCCATCTCCTTCTCCTGTTCTACAGCAACCGTCATGAGCGTCCTCCCCACTGAATATCGGGATATGCTTCTCGCACAATCTCGTATGTTACTTTATATTTAGATTGTAAAGATTTGTCTTTAACAAGACAAAGAACTTTTGCCTCTTCAGGATGAAGACCTTCAAGAATCTGAATAAACATAGTCTCTCTACGAAGAGATGAGATACCATCGTTACCACCTTTCACAAAGTTATAAAGGTGCTTATATTCACGACGCAAAGAAGTGTGATCAGTTCCTACAGGAACTTCGTTCTCTTTATAAGGAACATCACCCTCGGGGATAACAGAGATGACAGTATCATCAAAGTTCCAAATAAAAAGAGTCTTCAGGGCATCAGTTGAATATTCCTGAAGAATCTCTACTTTCTTTGCTTTAGTGCGTTGCTTGCTAGCAAGTTCTAAAATTTCATGAATAAAAGGATTAGGCGGCAATTTATCAGATGCCTTAATCGTTTTAGTCTTCGTCGTTGTCTTCGAGGGACTCATAATCGTTTTCAAATCGTACTGCTAAAATTTCATCAGGTAATAGGTTACCGTTCTCATCAAACATCTCCGGATGTGTATAAACGGGTTGGGTTTGATACACATGATCTTTTGCCAACCATCCTACTACACCACCAACAAAAAAGAACATAATTGAAACTAATGTTCCTATTGTAAGAGTAACTGCTAACATCTTCTGTCCTCCAGAGATTATTTCTTTCTAATATCCAGATAGAAGTTTAGATGTAGAACAATCTCCCTGTTGAAGAGGGAAACCAACTTACCAAACTTTATCTGAAAAGATTTTGGCCTTTCTGGTTTCCTCCTCTTATGTCGTAACATAAGTTCTAATCCCCGATTGACATCGGGATCTGGTTTATTTAGTTTTCTTCCTTCTCCCAGGTCTTCGGTCATGACTGTACCTCTTTGCGTCATCTAAGAAACTTTCTAAGTAGTTTCTAATTTTTCTTGCTTGAGGTTTAGGAATGTGTCCATAACCTTCTCGTAATTGTTTGTGCTCATCATCAGCACCACCTTTGAGATATTCATCAAGATCTGTAATAAGAGATCCAAGTTCATTGGTAGTAGAACTTGTGATGAATTGATCTATTTCATGTTTTTTAATTTTACAATCTTTGAGATAATCATAAAATTTTAAATTCATTCTTCCCTCAAAGGCATTATCAATCGCATGTTCAATAAGATCGTAGATGTCGATGAGGTTCTGTTCCATTAGACTAGATTTTGTTCTTTAAGATACTTGACAGTTTCTTGGCATCCACCAAGAAGCTCTTCTCCATATTTAACACGGGGGAAAGTTGAACCTTGACCAAATTGTTCATAAAACTCTTCCCGATCAAAATCTCTACCGAGTTTGTACTCCACATATTGTAACTCTGCCAACTCTAACACACTGGCAACCTTGGTGCAATAGGGACAACCAATCTTTGTATAAATCGTGAATGTTTTCATTGCTTTACTTCCTTCCAATCATTTTCAAAAATTTCCATTCCTTTGTCAGTAAGGATGTGATCATACATCTGATCGAATACTTTAGGTGGCATCGTGCAGATCTCAGCACCATTATACCATGAACGAATTGCTCTCTGCACACTACGAATAGAGGCGGAAAGAACTTGAGTTCTGATGCCATGAATACGATACAGTTCAGAGATAGATCGTACAACCTCCAGACCTGCCACTGACTGGTCGTCCAGTCGTCCTACGAAGGGAGAAACGTATGTTGCCCCCGCCTTTGCTGCTAGGACTGCTTGTGCGGCACAGAAGATGAGTGTGACGTTGACTTTGATTCCCTGCTCAGAGAGTCTCTTACAGACAATCAAACCCTCTCTTGTACAAGGAACTTTAATAGTAGCAACTTCACCAAACTTTTCGTACAGACGAATACCTTCGTCATACATCTCAAGGTCAGAACCTACGACCTCCATACTAATATCTTTTACCCCAAGGTCTTTAATCGTTTGATAGACATCTTCTGGGTTTTTACCACTCTTCATAATAAGAGTGGGATTAGTAGTGACACCATCTACTAATCCTGTTGAGAAATATTTTTTAATAACATCGGTGTCTGCCGTGTCCAAAAAGATTTTCATTAAGAGCAAAATGCTACGTCAATTATATATCAAGATCATCTTTTTTGTAAAGGTTTTCAAGTTTTTCTTTTG